GCACGTATGAAGTCCGTTATGGGCATGCTTCGTCGTGAGCTCAACGGTCAGATTCTTGCTAACAACTCAGCAATTCTCACCAACCTCGAGACCCTTAACGGTGACGCCGGTGGTTCTGGTTCCGCTACCGGTTTCCTAGAGCACGCTGACCCCACCATTCCTGGTTCTCAGACCAACACCGTTGGTGGAATCTCCAAGACCACCTTCCCAGTTCCCGGCTGGCTCAACCAGTTCCGCAATGCTTCTGGTGCTTTCACCCTCGATGACATGTACCAGCTCTACATTCCGGCTAACTCAGTTGCTCCAAGCGGCGATATTTCCCACGTCATCATGTCCAACGCTGGTTTGGCTGCTTATCGTAACGCTCTCTTCACACAGGAGCGCTACATCGATAGCACCAAGCTCGACGGCGGCCGTATGGGTCTAGCATTCAACGGTGCTCTTTGTGAGCAGGACCCACAGATGGGCTTCGCTTCTTCAGTCGGTCCTGGAATCAACTGTGACGCTTACATGCTGAACTATGACGGTATCAAGTTGGTCTTCCACACCGATGGCGATTTCGCTGTTTCACCCTTTGAGCACATCAGTGGTACTACCGCTCGTGCTGCTCAGCTCTATGTCAAGGTGCAGCTCGTAGCTGATTTCCTTGGTGGTCAGGGCGTACTAGTCAACGTCTGATAACTAACTAACTAACTAAAGGAGATAAATAAAATGGCTACTTCAGATTTAATTCAGTATCTTGAGACCGAGCAGTTCAGCGCACTTCCTGGTGGAGCCCCTGAGGCTGTTGGTGTTGCCACCCTGAACAGACGTAAAGTTGAGACTTTCGTTGCTACCGGACCTATTGCTATCGGTCAGGTTGTTTCACTTGACGCTTCTCAGACTGGTGATGGCGACAAAGGCATCAAAGTTTCACTAGGTGATACCGGCTCCAATGACACAGTCTTCGCTGTCGGTGTTGCACTAACTGCTGCTGCTGCTTCCGGTGATAAAGTTGACGTTTGTATTCGTGGTATCTGCGAAGCACAGGTCGATGCAAACGCTCTTAAGGGCAATGCTCTTTACCTTACCGGTACTGCTGGTCAGTTAGACGATGTTGCTCCAGCTGCTCCGCTTTCAGAATCTGTGCCTGTTGCTCAGTGCATGGAGGACAAAGGTGCAGGCGCTGGTCTTACCACCGTCTTTGTTATCGGTCGCTTCTGATAACTGAAATATAAACATAACAGTCAGCCCTTCCTTCCCACGTGGAGGGGAGGGCTTTTCTGTTTGCATTTCTTTTTTAAAAACCCATTTGACGTGATATATATTTAAAACAAAACAGGAGATACGATGGCAAACCTTCGTGCTCTGCGTGAAAAGATCAAGAACATAACTGATTATTCACCAGATTTACAGCAATATAATGATCAGGTTGATGATATGATCAATGATGCATATCATTTTCTTTGGACAACAAAGAGATGGACGTGGGCATTTAAAGAATATTTCTTTAAGTTTGAACCTGATATTACCCCTGAAAGAAATATTGACATTGCAACCGGTCTTCCAATTGCTGCTCAAGTCAATAAAGGAAGTAGACAAGTCCAGTTCAGCAATACATTGTTTCGTTTGACAACCATCTGGGAAGGTCAGCCAATAGAAATACAGAACTACGAATACATCATCTCTAAAGTCGTATCACCTACAGAAATCTTACTTACAGAACAGTTTCACGGCACAACAGCAGGGGCTGACACAACATGGAAAATAAAGTTTAGATACTACGATCTACCTCAGGACTGCATCGAGCTCTTAAACTTATCACACAGAGATATTCCTAATTCTAACGGAGGCACTGGAAGATTTCCTCCTTATGGCAAACTAATAGGCTTGATGCCCAGACGTGATGAGCAACTAAATCTTAGAATGGACTACGCTGCAAGTTATGCTGAAGCTTATGTCTGGTCAGAAAACAAATTTATTCCACCAGCTGAAACACTTTCTTTGTCACAAGTAGACAACGGACTAGTTTTTGGTTTTCCGTTTAACACCTACCTTGAGGTGTGCTGGGCTTTTGTTAAGGACAACAAGATCGGTGCTCTATCAGAACCTCAAACCATTCTGTTCACAGAGGGACAAACTGTTACTAAAAGCTTAGTTATCGAATTTAAGTCTTGGGACGATCAAACAATCGTTGCAGATTCATGGCAATCATATGATAGAATTCCGACACAGTATGAAGGCTACAGAAAGCAGATTTTCTGGAACGCCAACTTTAACAGAACAACCGGTGAAAGATTAGGACTGCCTATCTGGAAAGCATTTAATACAGCCGCAGCAATTAGAAACCAGCCAGGTGGAACTTATCTTGAACCTATGATTGCTGCAGATACAGCCGGTACTATTCAGGTTGATTATCTTGCTTCCATCGATTCTGGTAACCCAGTTTATATCGAATATGACGGTCAACATCAGCGCATTCGCCCGTACCCGCGGGTCGACGCATGGGACGAACTAGTTACCGAACAGCCTTCCGGACCTAACTATTCACAAGTCGATAAGCAACTTCTAAGAGAAGGTGTGGCAAGATACTACTACAAGCCTCGTCTTTTAGGTTTTGATAGTGATACGCCTCAGATGCCGAATGAATTCCACCAGTTAATTGTCTATAAAGTTCTGGAAACGTTATATGACAAGACAGGCAACATATCAAATGCGCAGAGCTATCGCGCAAGATTCGATAAAGAAGTCAAACAGCTCGAAAAGAGATATGTTGACCATGTTGATAGTTTAGTCCAAAGAGGACAATTCCAACTAGGACAATACAACAGATTTTACTACGATTACGCTTCATTAAAGACAGGAGGTTGAGATGTCCGTTAAAGGAAACAAAACAGCCTTTACCCGTGCAAGAGGCATTGATCAGCTCTGGGCTTCTGAGACAGGTGCAGCTGAAGATATTGTATCAGCACGTATAGACCCAACAGGTTTTGGTTGGAGATTTGACCGCGGTATCGAGCCATGGTATGATTATTCAGGTGCCACATTAGGTATTGGTATGTCAGCCCCGTATCTTACCACTAAGATGGACAGTATGTTTGTTTGGACAAAACAACAAACCGGTCAGGTCTATCATTTCTTTGAGCAGGGTGGAGAGCTCTATTATCTATGGGGCAACAACAACGTTGGTTCTGGTGTCAACTTCTGGAAGCATCGTGTAACAATCGATACAGGAAGAAATATTCCAAAATTGGGTGAAGCCGGAACACAATACATTCCTTTTGCCAATCGACTTCTAATCATTAACGGCAATGATAAGCCTATCTTGTTTTACGGTGAAGAGAAGTGGAGAGAATTTGGTTTTCTTTTGCCAACACCTGAGGTTGAAGTCTTAGACATTACACCTCAATATTTCGATGCAGGAACCAGTCAATACAACGACAACTTGTTGGCAGGTACTGCTCGACCCAGTTTTGGTCCGGCAAGTAGTTTAGGTTTAGGTGACGATCAACTTGATGATTTCAGTGCCTACTACTACAAAATGACTTACATTACTGATACCGGTTCAGAATCACCACTTGGAAAACCTACATCACTTGAATGGACCATCTCAGACAATGCACAAGCAGATCGTCGATTCGGTGTCTTCTTAAATGAAATACCGGTTGGAAAACAAGGTGTTGTAGCAAGAAGAATTTACAGAACAAAAAACCAGAGGTTAAGCACCTCTGCCAATTCAAGAGATCAAGTCTATTATCTTGTGAGACAGATAAATGAAAACGGCTCAACAGAGATGGTCGATGTAGTTCCGGACACAGCTCTTGTTAATCAAGCTCCTGATCTCACAGCCTCCTCAGTTATTTCCTCACAGTATATTGTGGGCGAAAGTTGGAACGGTAGGCTTTGGTTGGCAGGAGGTGCGCCCCACCCGACACGTATCATCTATTCAGATGTTGGACTACCTGAACAGTTTGGTACGTTTTCTTACTTTGATGTTGGTAACACAAGTGGCGGACATATCACTCAGCTCTTTTCTTACTACAACTCGCTTCTAGTATTTAGAGAAGATGCCATTGACATCATCAGAGAAGGACCAACCGGTCTAACAATCTCTCAGCTTACACCAAATGTTGGAACAGTTGCTGCTAATACAATTCAGCTTGTTCCTGGCATTGGTGTTGTTTTCTTGACAAGAGATGGCTTCTACGCAGTTAACGGTGGTCTTGATGGTGGCTCTGCGGTTTCTGTTACAAAGATCAGTAAAGCACTTCAAAAAGAAATGGAAGGCATCAACCCTTCAGCGTTATCTTCTGCTTGTGCAGTTTATTCAAAGAAAGAACGTGAATACTGGTGTCATTACACACGCAAAGGTATACAGACAAATTCTCGTGGGGCAGTTCTACATTCCGATACAGGTGACTGGTCTTTACGACACGTGACTTCAGACTTGGAAAGAAACTGGCTGTTTACAGCCATGGCTGTTGACCCTCGTGGAAATATTATCTTAGGCACTAAACCAACTTGGCTAACAGCACTGGGTGCACCTGGTGGAAACCCTGATGCTAACGGTTCTCAAGGCTATCTTGTTGGTCCGCAAGTTTGGAGCGGTAGTAGAACGTGGGGTGTTAAACTAACTTCATCAGTTGCAGCTCAAGAAGTTTCATTTACAGGCACAGATGTGACCTTACCTCAGAATATCTGGGAAAGCTCATGGTATGACTTTGGCGATGGCTCAGTTAAGCACCGTGTGTTTAATGTATCTGCAGAAATTATTGCTTATGGTGACAACCCATTGGAATTAGAATGGGGCTTTGACTATGATTCAACTTGGTATTCCGCTGGAACACAGAAGCAGGCCAAGCCTGAGATTGTTTATACAATCAAAGAAGACCCGGTCTTTGGACCAGCCAACCCAGCAGTGACAAAAGTTCCTTTCACAGTTGGAACATCTCCTCTGAAAGGAACACGGGTCATATATCTCAGATGGGACGTCAACACGGGGCTCGTCGATAACTTCCGTTTTAGAATCAAGAGAACCGGCTCACCATTCCAACTGCTTAACTACAACATCAACTTCGACACCAGAGAACAGCTACCTCTAAATCAGAGAACCAGAATCACTAAGGGACAGCCTCAATGAGCAAACAATTTACAGATATACCTCTCGTCAATCTTGACGCAGTTAAACCCAGTACTTTGACTTCAAATACTGACAAGTACATCGGCGAATTTAATGGTGAACTTGATGCAAACAACTTACCTGTTGATTCTGTCACCTATAACAAGCTCGTGCGTCCTATCGTTCCTCAAGCAGATACAGGCGGTACACAGGTTAAAGAATCTGCGTCCATGCCTTCTCAGCGTTATTTTATCACAAAAATAAACAATCAAACTTTAGGCAATGATATTTGGACACCTTCATTGACACTTAATCTGGACACAGATAACTGGTCAAAGGGCTTCAACCACATGCCTGCACTTGATGCAACGTGGGGAGATTATCAACTTCGTTTTGAAGCACAAGAAGGAAGCTTGGTCGGTTTTGCAACAATTGACTGGGAA